TGGTACTCGGCATCTTGCATCCACACCGTAGGTTTCTGCATAATACCTGATAGGTTAACTTTATATGAAGCCTTCATGTTATCAAGAGATGGTCCTGTATAAGTCGTATGGAATACCACACCAATATTAGCCTTCTTGATCTTATTAGCTAGATCTGAGCCTACAGGTACTGCATATACAATCGTATTGGGCTGGAAGGTGATATACTTCTCTCCACCAATCGTCTCGGTTGTCAGGTCACTCTTGGTGAACATTAAATCCCCTTGGATTATATTCACTATACCCGTATCCTTAAGTTCATTGAAGGCCGTCTTGAGCTTCTCTGCCAAATCACCCGATGTATCAGCATCAATGTCTTCTACAGATTTATACACCTTTGGATTCTTAGCAAATAGTCCTTTCTTCGCAATAAAAAATTTGTTATCTGCGGGATCCTCTCCAACAAAAATTGCCGGCGCGCCGTCCCATTTAACCGTGCGGTTAATAGGTGATGTGGCGTTACCTGCCATTGTATCGCGGATTCCCCGAAGCATGTTAATAGCGTTGCGTACACCACCGACTCCACCATAAAGCACGAGGTCATCAATGTGTGTCATATGGGTGTTTTTACCGTCGGCATACGCCTCGGCTAAGTATTCTCTAAATGATTGCATATTATTTCCTTAATGAAATAGCGCCTTGAGTTCAGGACGCATTGTAGCCATGATTGAAGGTGAACTTCTAAAGTTACCTTTATAACGCATAACGATATCTAATAGAGGAGTTCCACCGACCGTCAAAATATATGTTAACGTTGCCGATGTTGCTCCAGCCTGAAATGCCTGCTTAACCTTGGGGTTTTGCTTCATTTCAATTTTACCTTTGCTAAGTAAGTCGTCAAGAACAGTCGTCATCGTGTTAACGTCTTTATACTCGCCCTTTTCAATAACCGGGCCACTCTTAAGATATCGACCGATGCCTGTAACTAGAGCAAAATCAAAGTTAACCTCTTTAAGATCCTTCAGCTCAGATTTGAAGATTAGTTTAATAAGACTTTCGGCAAATGGTTTAGCTTGAGCTTTAAACAATTCATCAATCGTTTTTAACACACTCTTCTGCGATTTGAGAGCAGCATTAATTAAACGATTATCAAGCGCATTCACGAATGTCTTCCATGGACGCTTAGCGCCTGAACCAATGAGCTCTGTAAGCGCAGCAGCTTTACCCTTTTTAAGAATTGTTTGTAATTCTTTTTGAATCGCTGGTTGGAATTCATTTACATTATCAATGATCATTCCTGAATAGAACTTGCCAATTTGATCATCCAATTTATCCAACGCCATTCGTTGTTCTGCATTAGGGTTGTCATCCATCTCGTTAAGAGCCGCGGCTAATCCAGTGAATCCTTTATTAATAAGCGTGGGATCGGCAGCGTTACCAGAGCCCTTCTTTTTTAATGATACACCAAGAAAGTTTTTACCCTTTTTGATAATGTAATCTGAAGAGTTAAAATCCTTCATTCCATACTTGGAAACTTGGAACTGCTTAACGTCATCGTCCCAAGCTTGGCCGGTAAGATATACTGTATCAGCACCTTGATACATAGAAGGAATCGTTGCCGCCGCTGATATAGCAGCACAAAGGTTTCCATAATCAGCCGCCATTCCGGAAATCTGACCCGCCGTAGCGCCTTTAACTTTGCCGCTCTTTACAACCTTTTGTAATTCAGCGATGATAGTATCTAGTTCTTCAGGCGTTTTTGGATCGGGCACTGACGACAACAGTGCGATGGCTGCTGAGAATAATTCGTTTGGATCGCCATCAGACTTGAATCCTGCAGCGGGACGGTTTTGGATGTATACTGACTTCTTAATATCGGGATGAGTGAGCGCAAGGTCTTTACCAATACGATCAGGCTTGGTGACCTTGCCGAGTTTCCACTTTTCATCCGCCTTTACAATTTCTTCAGCTTTAGATACATAGGAGGTGCGTAAATGTCCTGGTATATACTGATCAACATAGATTGTTTTACTATTTGTTTTAGAGTTGATTGAACTTTCGGTAACATCTACAGACTGAATTCCAGTATCCAGCTTTTCTAGAAATTGGATTGTGATTATCTCTGCATCAGTTTGTGGCGGCCGAACAGCTTCATTTAGATGAAGATAGTCGATAAAATTAAGCATAAAAATCCTTGTGATTAGCTATTCTATAGTATTTATATAGGTTTAGGTCTCTATAGCTGCGTGGGTGAATAAGTCTTTTTTGTAAACCTTAATCAATCGACTAAAATCAGATGACTCTTTAACTTCGCCACGATGCGAAATAACCACAATATTACTGTCAGCTTCAAGCGTGTCAAATACTGTCTTTAATGCGTTCAACCCAGGTTCGTCAAGTGATGCGTCCATGATCTCATCAAGAATAAGCAAGTTGACGTCAGTGCTATGCTTCAATTTAGCAATACGTCTCCATGTAAACATTAACGCTAAATCAATCCGCGCCTTTTCACCTTCTGAGAAGGATGCGTATGAAAAATCATCGCGGTGGCGTGATCTAATCTTTTCATTGAAATTCTCATCAATGGTAAACGATACGAAAAAGTCAAACAACTGGAGATATTCATTGATCATACGATTCATTGCAGGAAGGTACTGCTTAATGATCTTGGTTTTAATTCCAGTATCCTTAAGCAATTCATCACACATACTTTGATAGCGTATACCTTCGAGATGCTTTGTACGTATATCTCGTTTCTCATTTAACTCGACCAATAGACTAGTAAGATGCTCTTTGGCGTGAATCAGTCTATTTTCACTATGCGTTTCATTAATTGAATCGAGCTTAGCAAGCTTTTCAGCTTCTTTTGTTTGAATCAAACGCTGAAGATACGAAATATCACCGTGTAGTTTATTACGCTCAGTTTGAATATCAATAGCAGTCTGATAATTCTTTTCGATTTCAACAACTTTAGCTTTAAGTGCAGCATAACCATCGCTGACATTACTAATCTTGTGAGTCAGACTGTCAATCATTTTCTGCTTGGTTTTCATTGTAATAGTCTGAGAACACGAAGGACACACATCATGTTCTTTGAAAAACTCTGCACTTGCCGAAAGGCGTTTTATCTTCCCGCTAGTACTAGCCTCGTATTGGCGTATTAGGTCGCGCTGCTTGCGAGTTTCCTTAACATTTAACGTTTCAAGCTCACCAAGCGTATAAGAAATGTCTTCAATTTTAATTCCCAAATCAACAATTTCTTGATCGATGACGTTAATCTCAGTTTCAATACGATCGCGGTTATTATCTGTAATAGATGTAATATCATTGATGTGCTCTTTTTGTAATTCAATCTTTGATTCAATTACGTCACATTCGCGATCAAGGGTTGCAAGGGTTTCCTTAGTGGCCGCCTTTTCATCACGCAAGACACTATTCATTTTCGAAAAGATACTAATGTCTAGCAAATCCTCAATAACACCACGACGATGATACGGCGCTAATTGCATAAATGGAATAAATGATGAAGATCCAAGCACTACAATTTGATGAAACGAACGATGATTCAACTTAAGAATGCTATTCTCTAGAACCTTCTGATAATCACGTGAATGCGATTGTTGGTTAATCATAACACCATTTTTGAATATTTCAAAAATGTTGGGTTTGATCCCACGACGAACGCAATACTTAGTTGTGCCAATGCTGAATTCAATTTCAACAAGCGTGTCTTTACCGTTTACAGAGTTAACTAATTGTGGCTTGTTAATATCACGATGCGGTTTACCAAATAATCCAAATGACAATGCGTCCAGTAAAATAGATTTACCTTCCCCATTGGCTCCAACAATTAAAGTCGTAGGTGAAGTATTAAGTTCAATTTCAACTGGCTTATCACCAGTGCTTAAAAAGTTAGAATAAGTAATCTTCTTAAAGACTATCATATTACTGTCTCCAACATTGATGCTTCTGCATAAAGGTGCTGCAACATGGTTTTTAGTTTATCCTTATCAAGAGGAGTCGAAAGTGTATTATCGACGTAATCATCTATAAGCGTCGATGTGTCTTCAATTGCTTCAATGTTTTCTTCAGCTTCAATTGATGAACCAACGTCAAAGTTTTCAATAACCGAAAGATCAAATGGATTCTTCTGTTGAATCTGATTAATGAACTGATCAAAAATATGATAGTTGTTTTTTTTCTGCACAACAACTCTAACAAACGTATCAGTAATATTGCTGATATCGGCGTTAGCTAAAATGTCTTCAATCGACTCAGCATCTGTATCATTGTAATAGAAACGATAATACAAATAATTAGTGTTCTGCACGGCGTGCACGTCTCGCGATACAGTATCTAGCACGTGGAAGAATTTGCCATCATCAACATCACTCCAATTGAATTCGTACTGAGATCCCAAATACATTACATTTTGATGGGTGCCCCGTGTATGATAATGACCAGATAACACTAAATCGTATTGAGAAAATACTGAAAGGTTCTCACCCTGTGATTTAATATTTGAATTTGCTATGTACTTGAATCCAGCAACTTCAAAGTGGCCGGCAAGTATTGGACATGTAGAATTAGCAATGAAGTGGAGTGAGTCGCTATAGTTCGTATTATTGATCCATGGAACAAGACCAACATCAACGCCATCATAATCGATAATAGTAGGTTCCATGTGCAGTGTAACACAATCAGAATAATGCTTTAGCACTTCAACCAATGAACAAAGGTCATTGGTATTACGAAAAAATGTATCGTGATTTCCAGGAATAACATGCATATGCATATTATTTTCTGCAAGTTTTTCCAAGAATTGTTCACGAACAAAACGTAATGTCTTAATTGATATTTGACGTCTATTATCAAACATGTCACCAAGATGAAGTATTTCTGTGATACCATGTTCTTTACAATATGGAAAGAAAACGTTTCTATAAAACAAACTTTGATAGTTCATATAATGTGATGAACCGTTTTTATACCCAAAGTGTGTGTCATTAAGGATTGCTATTTTCAAAGTATCACCAGTTTTCGTGCCGCGTCCGCATTCTCTCAACTATACCATTGGCTTCGTTGTTATAGCTATCATTCTGCATAAATTGATCAATACCAGAATTACTAATGACGCGTTCTTTAATTTCCTGCTGGCGCTTCTCTTTAGCTATACGGCGCAGAAATGCAAAGTAAATGATTTGAGTAAAATATCCAAAAGCATTTGGTGCACCGCCTCGTGTTTTTGCCTTAGGGTTATAGTTACCAACGGCTTTCACACAATTCTCAACACCATCCATCACCATATCTTGACGATACGAATAAGAATAAAAGCATGGTTTGTGGGATAAACCTTCGGCCATCCTCAAAAAACACTCTGCTACATAATCTGGCATAGGCGTGTCTCGGTCCTTGCGTAAAGTATATTCAACTACAGCCGCAGTAAAATCCTTGTTACTGACGTAGTGCTCTGGAGCTCGTCTAGTTCGTGTTTGTTTCATATTAGCCAATCTGTTTAATTGATAGATCTATACTACCATAATTTAAAGGGTTTGTACACAACTTTGTGTTGTTAACATATTGTGTAAAAATAAAAGTGTACAAGCTTATTCGAGTATGGTATAATCCTATCTAAGTTAATCGAACAAACAAAGCCAGTTGGAGTTTTAATATCTAAATCTCGTCAGGCTTCCATTTGAATCTATTTAACCACTCTAATCCATCATCGATAGATGATGAGTTCCTAGACCTGTTATTAGTCTTCTTACAGTTATATTTGGGTACGGTTTTACCCATTCGTTCAGCATTGTCTTCTATGATGGACTTACCGAATTTAATAAAGATTGATAGTGAAGGCTTATATGCAGTTAAGATATCATCTCCAGTAATAGGTACTAAAGGAAGATCTGCGCCTACAGCCCATTGAGTCATGAATGTGTGTAAGGTATCGTCGGCAACAACCTGATGCAGAACGTATGGATATTGCAGAATATAGAAATCTTCGTGCTCAC